ACAGGCCCAAAAAGAGATTGACAGTAGGCGTGGATTAATGTATGCTGTCAATGTTCTGCCTGAAATATATTCAATTGAAAGGACAAGAAGGAAATGAAGGCAACCTTTGTTAAGCACCTGCCATGTGAGGCATGTGGTTCAAGCGATGCCAATGCCCTATACGAAGACGGCAATCAGTATTGTCATAAATGTGAAACATTCATACCATCAGGAGGAATAGGAGGAAACATGAAACCTAATACTATTCAAAGAGCGCCTATTCAGGGTGTAATTAATAATGTATTCTCAGATGGAGACTACCTTCCTCTCAAAGAGAGGGCAATCACACATGAAACATGTAAAAAGTTTGGAGTTAAGGTAAATCAGTTATCAAACAAACATATTTATCCTTACTTCGATCAAGATAAAAACCATATCGGAAACAAGATAAGAGAAGTAGCTACAAAGAAGTTTATGGTAGAGGGTGACACAAAGAACGCTACGTTATTTGGGCAATACTTATTTGCCCCCAAGGGTAAGTACATTACTGTAACGGAAGGAGAGATAGATGCTCTATCAATCTTTCAAATGCACGGCTCCAAGTGGCCTGTAGTTTCAGTCAAGCATGGTGCAGGAAGCGCCCATAAGGATTGTCAAAATAGTCTTGAATATCTTAATTCATTTGATAATGTAATCCTATGTTTTGATAATGATTCTCAAGGAAAGAAGGCATCGGATAAGGTAGCGACATTATTTGAACCTCATAAATGTAAAATTGTAGAGCTTGATTATAAGGACGCAAATGAATACCTTGTGGCAGGACAGTCACAGGCTTTTGTTAACAGGTGGTGGAACGCTATACCATACACCCCAGCAGGTATTAAAAACCTTAAAGATTTAGGAGAAGATTTATATAAGGATGACTTCTGTGAGACAGTGGCCTATCCTTGGGTAGGTATGAATGAAAAGCTGTACGGTATGAGGACTGGTGAGCTTATTACCTTCACATCAGGTGCAGGAATGGGTAAGTCAAGTATCTTGCGTGAGCTAATGCATTTTATTATGAACCATACCACTGACAAGATAGGCGTGTTGGCATTGGAGGAATCAATTCGTAATACGGCATTTAATATAATGTCAGTTGAAGCAGATGCAAGATTATATATAAAAGAAATAAGAGATACCTTTTCAAGAGAACAACTAAGGGGATGGGAAGAAAAGACAATTGGTACTGGAAGGTTCTTTGCCTTTGACCATTTTGGCTCCATCTCTAACGATGAAATACTAAATCGAATTAGATTTATGGCGAAGGCTCTCGATTGCAAGTGGATATTCCTTGATCATCTATCTATCCTTGTCTCGGGACAGGAAGATATGGGTGATGAACGTAGAAATATTGATATCTTAATGACAAAGCTGCGGTCATTGGTAGAGGAAACACAGGTTGGACTTCTTCTTGTATCACATCTACGCAGGGCAACGGGTGATCGTGGGCATGAAGACGGCAGGGAAGTATCCCTGTCACACCTAAGAGGATCACAGAGCATTGCCCATCTATCAGATTCAGTCATAGCTCTTGAACGTAATCAACAAGAAGAGGATGAAAGACTTGCCAATACAACTACCATTCGTGTTCTAAAGAACAGGTACACAGGTGATACGGGTATTGCTACCTATCTACATTACAACAGGGACACAGGCAGGATGTCAGAGGTGTCCAATCCTTTTGAAGTAGATGAGGGGGAAGATAATACTCCGTTCCAGATTGAAGAGTAAGTCTTTTCTCATGAACAATAAACAAAAGGAGAAGAGATTGAAGAATATGGAGAAGGCGAGGAAAGCCAAGTCTCCACCCAAGAACATCAGTATTCATTCGACCATAAGGAACTTACCTAAAAACCATCCTCTTAATTTTAAGAAAGTACAGGAATGGATTAAACATAATAAACATGAACACATTCGTTTAAGAAAATTACTAAGACGTAAGGGCGGATATAATAGGGAAACAAATAATATGGCAAATATATTAGATGTATATATATTAAACATGAAATATTATTTACGAACTGGTGTCTGGTTAGACCTGAGATACGGTCAAGATAGACAGTTTAAAATTAAATATAAAATAAGTTGAGGTCTTTATATGAGATGCGTAGTAGATATAGAAACCGATGGACTGGTTGAAGATATAACGGTTGTACATTGTATAGTAGCAAAAGATATAAAGACAAATAAAGTTTATACATTCAAGGAGGATGAATGTTACAATAAGTTCCCAGAGTTTTCTAAAACTATTGATAATTATATTATGCACAATGGAGTAAGTTTTGATGCAAGGATACTTAATAACTTTAATATTGCGACAATCACCCCCAACAAAGTCACCGATACTTTACTTCTATCCCAGTTATTATATCCAGAGATTGAGGGAGGTCATTCTCTTGCAGCCTGGGGTGAAAGGTTTAACTGTCCTAAGACAAAGCATGAAGATTTTACATCGTACAGTTCAGAGATGCTGGAATATTGTAAGAAAGATGTAGAGATAACACACAAACTTACTAAATATATTAACCAAAATAAATATNCTTGTTCACAACAAGCGGTTAATCTAGAGCATGAGGTACGAGCTATTGTAGATCAACAAGAATCAAATGGCTTTATGCTTGATGAAAAAAGGGCAAGTATATTGATTGCTCGTTTTACCGATGAATCTTCTGGGTTAGAAAAAGATCTTCAGAAAATCTTTCCCCCCATTACACACAAGAGGGTTTCAGAAAAGACAGGCAAGCGTTTACGGGACAGGGTTGAAGTTTTTAATCCCTCATCACGCAAGCAGATAGCTGAAAGACTACAAACATTAGGATGGAAACCTAAAAAGAAAACTCCCAAGGGAAATATAATTGTAGATGAAGGTGTGTTGAATAAAATTAATTTACCTGAAGCTAAACTTATTTCAAAGTATCTTTTATTACATAAGAGAATAGTACAAATAAATTCATGGCGCACATTGGCAGACAGGAGTGGGCGTGTACACGGTAAAGTTATGACACTAAAAACAGTTACAGGAAGGATGGCTCACCACTCTCCTAACATAGCTCAAGTACCAGCTTCCTACTCCCCCTATGGTAAGGAATGTAGGGAATGTTGGACAGTTGAAGATCCCTCACGTTATGTTCTTGTAGGTACAGATGCCTCACAGTTAGAGATAAGATGTCTCGCTCATTATATGAATGACCCAGAATTTACAAAGGAAATTATTAATGGGGATATCCATTCTTCTAATCAAAAAATGGCAGGATTAAAAACCCGTGACCAAGCAAAAACTTTTATATATGCTATGATGTATGGTGCTGGATCAGCTAAGATAGGCTCTATTGTTGGTGGAACAAAAGAGGACGGTGATAAATTAATTAAAAGATTTATGAGAAACTTACCCACATTTAATGATTTAAAATTGTCTGTTGAAGGGGCCGCTAAAGAGGGTAGAATAAAAGGACTGGACGGAAGGCCACTTACCATTCGATCACCTCATAAATCTTTAAACACATTAATACAGGGTGCAGGTAGTATTGTCTGTAAAACTTGGCTTGTATATATGATTAAAAAGATATATGCTTATGATCTTGATGTTAAGTTAGTAGCATCAATACATGATGAATATCAGTTTGAAGTGAGGAGAGATCATATAAAAAACTTTTGTGAAATAACACAGCACACTATTAAACATACAGAAAAAACTTTAAAATTAAAATGTTCAATGGAATCTAATTACAAGATAGGAACAACCTGGGCTGAAACTCATTAATATAGAGAAGGAGAATACTTGTGCTAAACAAGCGACATCAAAATAGGAAATTTCAACTGTCATCATACCAAATGAATGATGCCAGAGCTAAGAAATCCTTATCAGAGTATTTACAGTCTGAAGGGTATGATACACACCCCACAATAGAAGATTATTTGTTTGATTTAAGAGCAACAAAAAATAATAAGGAAGAATTGTTTGAGGTTGAGGTTAAGCTTCAGTGGGGCAAAACATGGAACCCTGATTGGGTAGAAATTAGAATTCCAAAAAGGAAACAAAGGTTAATTGATTTATGGAAAGAGAATTTTTCTAATCTCAAATTTACTTTTGTTATTTTAAATACTACAGTAGATCAGGGATGGTTTATCCCCGCTGATGTAGTAGATGAATCAAGGGTGGGGACTATCCAAAATTCCAAACAGACAGGAAAACCACACTTGAAGGAACCGTTCTTTCATATTCCAATGGAAAAGGCTGAATTAAAAACATTATAAAATATGAAAGAAAGTTCTTGACATGGAGTGTATAATAATATATACTCTTGAAGTTGTTAATAAAATTGAAAAATTGAAAGGAGAAAAGTAATATGAGTGTAATTTCTGGAACGGCCTATTGGGCCTCGATCACTTCACCCAATACTACGTTTGATCCAGATGGTGTTTATACCATTGATATTTGTCAGCTTGATGACAAGAACAAGGATATTGTTACTCAAGATAATCTTGAGATCAAGAACGTAGGTGATGACCGTGGTGATTTCGTTACTGCAAAGATGAAGGTGAGGCGTGACAACGGTGTTATTAACTCCCCTCCAAAGGTTGTGGATTCTAAGCTTAATCCAATTACTAATGCTCTGGTAGGAAACGGTTCAAAGGTTAATGTTTCTTATCGTCCATTTGATTGGACATTTGGTAATCGTTCAGGAGTTTCTGCCGGGTTAAATTCCGTACAGGTTATGGACCTTGTAGAATATATTCCTAACGGTATGGGTAACTCTGAATTTACTATTGAGGATGGGTATACCAACGATGAGGATAATAATATTCCCTTTGCTTCAGTTTAAATAGAAAGGAGGATGGAAGGGGACATCATATACATGGTGTCCTCTTCCATATCTTATGAAAGATATTTCAACATTAGTATCTGATATATATAATTTATTTCTCAATAAAGATGGAGTTAAGGTTGAAGAAGAAGAAGTAAGAAATATTACCAATCAATATGGTAAATATATAGCACAACATATCTATAAAGCAGTATATGAAGAAAAGAAAAAAGAAAAGCATATACGGTTATCCCAGATAGGAAAACCATTACGTCAAATTTGGTACGGTGCAAAGGGCTATGAAGGAGAAGACTTCGATGGTCCTACATACATAAAATTTCTTTATGGTAATATCCTTGAAGAACTCCTTATATGCCTGTCCAAACTATCTGGGCATGAGGTAAGTGAGGAACAAAAAAAATTAGAGGTTGAGGATGTGCCTGGACATCAGGACGCAAGGGTAGATGGAACCCTGGTAGATTTTAAAAGCGCATCTAACTTTTCATTTAAAAAGTTTACCACCTCAGAGCTACAAAAGAACGACCCCTTTGGTTACATCTATCAACTGTCAGCATATGCCAAAGATAAAGAAGATAAGGAAGCTGCGTGGGTTGTTATCAACAAACAAACAGGAGAATTAGCTACTGTTTATTTACACAAGATGGAGATGCCGGATGTCTCGACTAAGATTAAGAAAATTAAGNCTGTTGTTAAGGAGGATAACCCACCACCCCGTTGTTATCCTGACATANCTGATGGTTCTTCTGGTAACAGGAAGTTGGATTTTGGGTGTGTTTATTGCAGCTATAAGCTACCATGTTGGGCTGATGCTAATAACGGCAAAGGACTTCGTAAGTTCAAATATTCCAACGGCCCCCGTTATTTTACCAAGATTTTTAAAACACCAAACACAGAAGAAGAATTGATTTAAAGATAAATAAAATGTCTGGTAAAAAATATAAGTTTAGATCAAGGTCTGAGGAGTATATCTATTATTTCTTAAAGGATTTAAAGATACCTATTCGATATGAAGATTGTAAAATTAAATACAGTTGGATAGAATATAAAAAATATACACCAGACTTTATATTACCAAATGGAATTATTTTAGAAGTAAAGGGATGGTTTACTTTAGACGATAGAAAGAAACATTTATTTATAAAGGAACAACATCCCAATAATGATATTCGATTTATATTTGATAACCCTAATAAGAAACTATATAAGAGGGGCAAGATGACATACGCTGGCTGGTGTGAAAAACACAAGTTTTTATATTGTAAAAAATCAGACGGCATTCCAAATGAATGGCTAACAGAAGATAGGTTGTGGGACGACCAAGAGTGGGAATATGTGGGACGATGAAGATCAAGAAGAGTTAGATAAAACTAACCCAAAGAAAATAGTTTTACCCAGGCTTGATTTATTAGATTTTAATTATAATATTTTTAATTTGAATCTAAACAGTAAGGATGGTGAACAAGAAAGAACATTGTATCTGGCTGTTATACTTCAGGCATTGTTAGATGCAACGGTATCTTCTACTGTAGTATCCGCATCAGATGTAAATGTTATCCAACGTCAGGCAAATTCATGGTTCTTTTCCCCTACAAAAGCTTCTGATTTTGAAGATGTATGTGACCTTGCNGGAATTGATCCAGATTATACNAGAACTTTAGCTTATAAAGTTATTAAGTCTAATAAAATAACCTTTATAAGAAAGAGATTATATGCATTATTATCCTAAAAGAAAAGAAAATGAATCATGGG